CTTTACGGTGTCTAATAATACCAAATTAATATTAAAGTTCAGAATAACTTTACTTAACTATATAAGATAGTTGGAGACAAATTATGTCCGATTTATTAAAAGAAGCTATTGCTGACGCTAAAACAGTTCGTGAAACTGCAATTGCTAATGCAAAGATGGCTCTTGAAGAAGCTTTCACTCCACATTTAAAATCAATGCTTTCTGCCAAACTCGCTGAGGATGACATGGAAGATGATGAGGATGAGAAAGAAAATCCATTTGACGGCGAAGAAACCTACGGTGACGATGAAGAAGGTATGGATCATGGTGACGAGGAAGAAACCAAGATGTACCGAGATGAAGAAATGGATGACGAAGATGAACCTGAGATGGAAGAAGAGGGTGTCATTGAAATCAATGGTGTGAAGTATGCTCCTGTAATGTCCGAAGAAGAAGATGAGATGGAAGATGAAGAAGAAGCTTATCATGAAGGCGAAGACAAAGAGCTTGATTTAGAATCTGTAATCAAAGAGCTAGAATCAGAAATCAAAGAAGCAGACGAAGACGAAGATGGAGAAAAAGTTGACGAAGCTAAAGATGACGAAGATGATGAGAAAGTTGACGAAGATATCGTAACCGAAGAAGATGAGGAAGATGAAGATAAGGATAAAACCGATGAACAATCTACATCCTCTGGTATCGGAAAAGGTACGGGTGTCAAGATGGCTAGTGCCTCTGATGAGGAAGATGCTGAGCATGGCAAGACCGGATTCAAAGAATCTGTTGAGCTAAAAGCAGAGCTTAAAGAATATAAGGAAGCTGTTTCTTTTTTAAGAGAAAAGCTTCATGAAGTTAACATCCTGAATGCTAAACTTCTTTACACAAACCGTCTGTTCAAGGAATATGTCCTAAGTAACGACCAAAAGATGAAGATTGTTGAGACCTTTGATAGAGCTCAAACTGCTCGTGAAATCAAATTGGTTTACTCTACTTTGGCAGAATCCTTTAAAGGTGGTTCGGTAAAGAAAACGCGTGTTCAAGAATCAGCTAGTGTAAAATCTGGAACAACTAAACCTACGAAGAAGATCATAACTGAAGAATCAGAAGTAGCAAGTCGTTTCAAGAAGTTAGCTGGTATTATTTAATTAACAACTCTAATTTTGGAGAAAAAAAATGAGTGATTATAGAGAAACTCTTCTTGAATCTGCTTCGCCTGTTAAGAAGCAAAAAGAAGAAGCCGCTAAACTCGTTACAAAATGGGAGAAATCTGGTCTTTTAGAGGGAATGGAAAATGACTGGCAGAAATCTGGTATGGCTACTTTGTTAGAAAACCAGGCTCGTCAGTTGATATCTGAGAACTCTAAAACATCACCAACCGGTGGAACTGGTGTAGGTGATGAAGAATGGTCAGGTGTTGCTCTTCCATTAGTAAGGCGTGTTTTCGGTAATATTGTTGCACAGGAACTTGTTTCTGTTCAACCAATGAACCTACCATCTGGTCTTGTTTTCTTTTTAGATTTCAAGTACGGAGATTCCTTTGGTAAATTTACCTCAGGTGACTCTTTAGCTGGTAAAACGGGACCTAACTCCCCATCTGGATCTGAAGGTCCTTTTGGTGAAGGTGGATTCTATGGTGAAGGTCGTTATGGCTACACCGTTAGTGCTTCTACATTAGCTGTTAGCACTACTGGTACTGCTACTCAGGCTTCATTTCAAGATATTGATTTTAATAGTGAACTGTCCGCTTCTAAGACAACGGCTAGTTCATTTTATAAAGTCAATATAGCTAAATCTAACTTTGTTAATCCTGATTTAAAAGCAGTTCGTGCTTGGAGTTTTGCTCAATCGGATGTAAAGGTATATCCTCAGTTTACAAAAGAAGATGGTGCTAACATCTCTCTTATTGTATCTGCTTCTAATACTGAAAGTCAAGAACAACAAGCTACTGGATCTTATACCGTTAATTATCTGAAAGATACAACCGCTGGAAACAGAGGTGATTTTGAAGATAGAATCGGTGATGCTAACGTAGATCAATTGAATATTCCTGAAGTGAACTTAGAAATGAGATCATTACCAATTGTTGCTAAGACACGAAAGTTAAAAGCTGTGTGGTCACCTGAGCTTGCTCAAGACCTTAATGCTTACCATAGTGTTGACGCT